GGAAACCAATACTGCAGAAGTATCGCAGTTTGCCCTGCTGTTTGAATTCAGCGGCGATAAGAATAAAATTCGGCACTGTCTGTTCTGCTGTTCTGCCTCTCGTCCCGCCACGGAATCCGCAACGATTGAAGACGAAAAGGAAGTTAAAACGGAAACGCTATCTTTGACCGCAACGGCGTTGAACAGTGGCTTGGTAAAAACTAAAACCTGTGAGAAAACGGATGCCGAGGTTTATGAGAATTGGTATAAGGCGGTATATATGCCCAATCTGGCCGCCGCTGTACAGAGTGGTAAGGCATCCGCAGCATCTGTGAAAGCGTAAGGAGAGTGCAGTATGGCAATTCAGAAGAACATCACCATTGATGGCATTGATGTGCCGTTTAAGGCAAGTGCAGCAGTTCCAAGGCTGTATCGTCTGAAATTTCGCAGAGATATTTATCAGGACTTTGCAGCACTGCAAAAGTCTGTGGGAGAAAATACAGAGAAATCTTCCGCACTGGACATTGAAAGCCTTGAGGTATTTGAGAACATCGCCTATATCATGGCAAAACACGCTGCTCCGGAGAATGTTCCTGATAATCCGGACGACTTTCTGGAACAGTTCAACACATTCAGCATCTATGAGATTTTGCCGCAGCTGATCGATCTCTGGGGTTTGAACGTAGAAACGCAGGTCCAGTCTAAAAAAAACATCGCCCGATTGACCGACCGATGACCACACCACTATTTTTGTTGCGGTGCGTTCAGCTTGGTTTGTCAATGGGCGATTTGGATTTTTTGACCATTGGTCTGGTGAATGATATGTTCACCGAACGAGAAAATGACGATTTCAAGTATGATTCTCTGGCAACGCAGGAGGATTTTGATGCGTTTTAACCTATATGATGTGTTTCCACAGCCATTCCTGCAATTGTCGGTCATCCATTTCACCGGCTGCAATTCCGAGAATCATTTGAATCAATTCATCGTCATCATATTCCACTTCAATATGATTCAGAGAAAGAAATACAAGCATTGTATGCGTGCCGATTCTTTTATTTCCATCTACAAACGCATGATTTTTTATCAAACTGTATCCAAGACGAGCTGCTTTTTCTATGATTGTCGGATATAATTCTGCATCATCAAACGTTTGGAAAGGTGCATTCAATGCCGAATCCAGAAGTCCTTCATCACGAATTTCCGCTGAGCCGCCTGATTCCTTCACCAGTTCTTTGTGAAGCAGCATTACCTGTTCCTTTGTGAGTCGTTTCATTTGGCAAGTTCCTCATAAACAGCAGCGTTGCGTTTCATCAGTTTTTTTGAAACAGAAAGCACTTCTTCATCCGATGCCGTTTCCGCTTCTTCTGTGTCTTCAATCATTCTGACTTCATAACGGGGCTTATTATTTTTGAAAATAACGGCCGTTCCATACCGGTCTACGATTCTTGTTACCATGGAAAAATTCTGATTTGCTTCTGTCATAGAAATAATTGTGTTTGTATCTATCATCATACGAACACCTCCTTGCTCTTATTATACCATATTGTTAGGATAAATTCAACCTATTTTTTGAAAAAGGCAGGTGACCCCCATGGCAAACCGCATCAAAGGCATCACCGTAGAAATCGGCGGCGATACCACCAAGCTATCCAAAGCCCTGGAAGGTGTCAATCGGGACATCAAGGGGACACAGACACAGCTGAAAGATGTGCAGAAACTGCTGAAACTTGACCCCACCAACACCGAACTCTTGTCCCAGAAGCACAAGCTGCTGGCAGATGCGGTGTCTGCCACCAAAGAAAAGCTGGAAGTACTGAAAACTGCGGCAGAACAGGCAAACACTGCTCTTGCAAATGGTGAAATTTCACAGCAGCAGTATGATGCCTTACAGCGTGAGATCATCGAAACCGAAAACGAACTGAAACGCCTGACCACAGAAGCAAACAATTCTCACACTGCCCTGGAAAAGATGGGCGTTTTGGGTGAAACGCTGCAGTCCGCCGGGGACAAAATTTCCGGTGTGGGACAAAAGCTGCTGCCAGTCACTGCCGGTGTCACGGCTCTGGGCACCATTGCTGTGAAAACTGGTGCAGACTTTGATGCTGCTATGTCCAAGGTAGCGGCGGTATCCGGTGCGACTGGTTCAGAGATGGACGCTCTCCGGGAAAAAGCCCGTGAAATGGGCAGCAAAACAAAATTCTCTGCAAGTGAGGCTGCGGATGCTATGAACTACATGGCAATGGCAGGCTGGAAAACCAATGATATGCTCAGCGGTATCGAAGGTATCATGAATCTTGCCGCCGCTTCTGGGGAAGACTTGGCATCTACTTCGGACATTGTCACGGATGCTTTGACCGCTTTCGGTTTGTCTGCTTCGGACAGCGGACACTTTGCAGATATTCTGGCTGCCGCATCAAGCAATGCCAACACCAATGTCAGCATGATGGGCGAAACTTTCAAGTATGCCGCTCCGGTGCTGGGTTCTTTGGGCTATTCCGCTGAAGATTCCGCTATCGCCATTGGACTGATGGCAAACGCCGGTATCAAATCCTCACAGGCTGGTACAGCACTGCGTTCCGCCATTACCAATCTGGCAAAGCCAACAGATACGGTAGCATCTGCCATGGAACAGTATGGCATTTCTCTGACAGATAGTTCCGGCAAGATGTATTCTCTGCGGGAACTCATGGAACAACTCCGACAGAAATTAGGCGGTCTTTCTGAGGCAGAACAGGCACAGGCAGCCGCATCGCTGTTTGGCAAAGAGGCAATGTCCGGTATGCTGGCAATCATCAACGGTTCCCCGGCGGACTTTGAAAAACTGTCCAATGCCATTGATACCTGTTCAGATACAGTAGACGGCTACAATGGCACGACTGAAAAAATGGCGGCAGTCATGCAGGACAATCTTGCCGGGCAAGTGACTATTCTAAAATCCCAACTGGAAGAATTGGCAATTTCCTTTTCTGATATTCTGATGCCTACCATTCGGTCTGTGGTTTCCCGTATACAGGACTTGGTGGACAAGCTGAACCAGTTAGACCCACAGACCAAAGAAACCATTGCAAAGATCGCACTGGTGGCTGCTGCTCTGGGTCCGATGCTGATCGCATTGGGAAAGACCATCTCCAGCGTGGGAACGGTCTTTTCCGCAGTGTCCAAACTGCCCGCCCTTTTCTCTGCTGTGCAGAGTGGCATCGGGGCTGTAACGGGGGCGTTGGGCGTGTCCTTAGGTCCGCTGCTCGCCATTATCGCAGCTATTGCTGCTTTGGTGGCTGCCTTTGTGCATCTCTGGAAAACCAATGACGAATTTAAAAACAATATCATCGCCATCTGGGAGCAAATCAAAAGCACCTTTACCGGATTGACACAGGGCATCACTGACCGACTAAATGCTCTGGGATTCGACTTTGAGAGTTTCACCGATGTGCTGAAAGCAGCGTGGGACGGGCTGTGCAATCTGCTGGCTCCTATTTTTGAAGGTGTCTTTCAGAATATCTCCAACATCTTTTCAGAGTTTACTGGTGTTCTTCTGGGGCTGCTGGACGTGCTGATTGGTCTGTTTACTGGTGACTGGGAACAGTGCTGGAATGGCATCAAAGGCATCTTCACATCTATCTGGGACTTCATTGTCAACACGTTCCGCAATATTATGAATACCCTGAAAGGCATTGCAGATGTGGTGCTGGGATGGTTCGGAACAAGCTGGAACGAAGTCTGGACTTCCATCAAAACATTTTTTGTGGACACATGGAACAGCATTGCTTCCTTCTTCATGGGAATTGTTACCGGAATCCGGGACTTTTTCGTCAACACCTGGACGTCTATTTCCAATACCTTCGCCACCATTGTCACTGCCATTCAGACGGTGGCAACAACTGTATTTACGGCGATTCGGGATTTCTTCACCACCATTTTTACAGCGATCTATAACTTTTTCAGCACGATTTTCAATGCCATTTACAACGTGGTTTCTACGGTTTTTCAGGCAATTTATAACGTCATTACGACCGTTTGGAATGCCATTTACACCACCTTAGAACCGCTGATCAC